TGCATTTTGCTCAGCAATAGTTTTTCCTTTTTCGCCTTCTTGCCCCAGACTAGTATAAAATCCTAGATCTCCACCACCGTCTGGCATATCTCTATCGTATCTAGCCATCTTTACCCCTGGAATCCGAAGTCACGTAGGACTTTAAGTACTGAATCTGATGATTCTTGTCGTGCATTATCTGTGTACTGCCAGCGTGGATCCTTGCGGAGTGTGCGCTGAAAATCGTAGATAGACATTTCCTTCTCTGGACCAATAGCCATACGTAATGTCTTATCATCAAGACCAATTGAATCAGGCGCTACTTCTAGTACTGATGCCATAACGTTTCTGTATGGTGCATAGATATCCTTGAGGTCTAGACCTTGATCTAGTAGGTTTGCTACCTTGTCTGGTAGACCTAACTTAGCAGCACCACGGATAGTATTCTTAAATGTTTCAATAGACTCACCCTTGGCAAGACGCTGTAGCCAGTCATTGATACTAGAACCAAATGATGTATCTAGATCAAATCCATTAGAACGTGCTGTTGCACGAAGTGCTGTTAGATCCCCACCGATAGAACCACCTAGTTGTGTACCAGGCTTGTATGAGATAAGTGCTGCTAATTCACGGTTAATGATGTTTGGATCTTTGTCATTGGCTGAGTCATACATACGCTTGACGAATGCATCAAGGCGCTCAGGTGACATAGTTCCAGTAAGACCTGAAGCAGTCGCTTCAATGTAAGCCTTAGCAGATTCAAGTCCACGAGCATAGGCAGATGTGGCCTTAAGTTGCCCAATCTTAGAAAGGATTGCATCCTTCTTCTCTTGGGTATCAGCCATCTCTAACTGCTTAGTGTACTTGTCTAAAGTCTCGTTGTACTCTCTACGTTGTGCATCACGTGCACGGTATGTGCTGGCATTGCGGATAGCCCAGTCAGATGCGTTAAGACGACGAAGGAACTCTGTTGGTTCCATATCATCTTTAGCAGTTGCAATATCTCCAACAGCATCAATAAGAATCTGCTTGAGTTCTGGGTCGTACAAGAAAATAGAATCTACGTTGTCGTATTTAGAACGAGCAAGAGCATAGATAGCATTGATGTCTTCAGCACCAGTAGCAGTGTTTGTGCCAGTGGTATTACCACCAACCTTAACCATAGATGCTTCATCTGCCATACGGAATGAACCAACATTGAAGCCTTCAGGAACTGCCTTTTTATTTTCTGCTTCTGCTTTTGCTAATTTATCTGCTGTGCTAGGAATGTTTTCAACAACAACATTTGGTTGTGCCTTCTTCTTAGTTGCTGCTGCTTTAGATGCTGCAGTTCCAGTAATAGTAGTACCAGTAGTCATCTGAACATTGCCAAGTGGCCCAGTCTTTGTAGTCTTGGGCTCAGCCTTCTTTAGTTCAGGAAAGTTCTGCTCGACTGCTGGTGCAATCTTTTCTAACTTGCCCAGTGTCTCCTGCTTGATCTTGTCTAGATCTGCAGTGTTCTCACCACGTGCAATTCTTTTAGCAATTTGTGATTCGTATTGTGCAAGTTTCTTATTAAGATCTGTATATTCATCAACGTTCTTTGCAGCCTTAGAGAGAGTATTAGTATCCTCAACAATGGTTTTGCGTTCTGCTTCAAGTTTGTTGATCTCTTCATTAATTCTTTTTACTTCAGCATCAGTTGCAAAAGGCTTCTTCTTTGCTGCTTCGAGTTCACGAACCTTCTTTACATTTGCACTGTACTCATTGGAGAGTTTAGTTAACTTAGCATCGACTGACTTAGCCATTAGCCCCTCCCAAGAAACTTGTTGAATACTTCATAGAATCCCATAACGCTACTTGCCTTAGCAGGATCACCCTTAGATACTTCTTCGATAAGGAATGCTTCTGGATCAAAGGCAGCCTCAGTTACAATCTGGCGCTGTACGCCACCACCCATATTCTTATACTCAGTTTGACCAAGGTTTTCTGGCTTGGCCATCTGTGCCTGAATGTTCTTTGTATACTTGTCAATCTGCGCCTTAGTTGCACCAGAACCTGTTAGGTCACGGAACACCTTGTCGATACTTGCTTCGATACTATCTGGGCTAAGTTTCCTCTGTTGCTGGATCTTGGTAATCTTTTCAGAACCACCAGTGCCATCATCAGTAGTCTGGTTAGAAAGAAATGTTTCAAGGTTATCCACAGGTGTAGTCTGTTGTGCTGCTCCAGGAAGACGTGTAAACTTATCACGGGTATAAGCATTAAGGTCTTCATAAGCATTGAAGTATGCTTCTTGCAACTTTATGGTTGGCTTACCAGTAACATCACCACGGTAATAGCCAGCAGCCTTTAACTTCTGTGACAAAGCCTTACGGTAGTCAGGAGTAAATCCTTCAAAATCTGCAAGCAATTGATTTGGGTCTGCAAATGTTGGCTCAGATACAACGACATCTACAAGAGTAGAACCCTGGTAGCGCTTAGTCTTTGATGTTGTACCACCTGTAATAATGGATGTTGTTGGCACCTTCTTAGGGTCAAAAGGTATAAATGTATCCAAGATTATTCACCAATCAATCTGCTAAATAGAACGCTGTATGTTGATATCGCACTAGGATCCCCTGCTGCAATCTCCTGCAAGCGTAGTCGTAATGATTCTTTGTAAGACTTACGGATTCTAATATCGCGGTCTGAGTTAGAATTGTATTGAGTAGTGGCAAGTACTTCATACTCGTCATACTCACGTACCATATCTCGTAAACGACTGATAGTAGGTCCAGTAAGGTTTGGTTCAGCAATCATCTCACGTAAATCAGCAAATGCTGCGTCACGCTTGATGGTGTTTTCTGCTGAACTAGCAAACTCCATACGTAGTAATGGACGTGCTGCTAGGAACTCCTTAGACCAAGCCTGCCAGTTATCGTTAATGATTACTCGCTGACGATCACTAACTACTCCAGTCAAGGCTTCATCACGAACAGCCTTTTGTGAGTAATAGATCTGCTCATCCTTGGCTACTGATACTTCCTTGAGGTAATCACCGATTAACTTCTTCTGGCGATAGCCATTGTTCATCAATGTCTGGTATGCATCGTAGGTAAACTCACCAGTGTTTGGAATCAAGAATGCTGAACCCTGTGGGTACTTCTTAACCAAAGCACGGTTATCTTCTACCCACTTAGATGCTGCATTACTGGACTGGAAGTATGGCAATACCTGTGGATCTGACTCATTAACAGTAAATGGAACCTGCTTAGGGAAGTACTTTACCCAGTCAGCCATTGCTTCGCCATAAGGATCCTCAGATCCCTGCTCTGCGTACTTGTTAATCAGTTTGTTCCAGGTCTGCTTGAAGTTAACGTTACCGTTATCTCTTGCCCACTCAGCCATATCTGATTTTAGAGATACAGATGGGCTTGCTGGAGCAAAGAAACCTGCAACGAAACGAACACCCAAGATGCTCTGGACTGATGCCTCTAATGCTTCCTGATATTCTTTTAACTCACCTGGAGATGCATCTGCTCCTGGTGTTACACCTGCTGCTTCAAGATATGTTACAGCCTTACGGAATGCTGATGCGTATTGAGACTCACGCTCATCTTTGTTCATAGCAGCAAGTAATCTGTTCACGTGTGCTGGTAGCAATGCGTTAATAAACGGTTGATCTTGTCCAATAGGACCAAGTGTTGCACGTTCTACAGAACCTAGTTCTTTACCAACACGAGCCATAATTGCATTCTCTGACTGAGCAAGGCTTGGCACTAGTGAGTAGATAGTATTCAATGGCAGTGCTGCTAGTGGACCAGAGAATGTTGGTGCCCAAGACTCAGGATCAAAGGATGGTGTAAGCATCTTTAACTTAGCGCTAAACTCTAATGGTAATGGCGCTACAAACTTGTCTCCAAGACCGAATAAATCCAGTGTCTTTTTCATTGCACCGTAGACTGGAGCCAAACCTGGGTAGACAAAGTACGCCTCACCCTGGTCATCCTTCTGAACGAATCCAGAATGGCTTACACCTTCGTAAGTTAGTGCTGCTTTCTGTATAGCCTCTGGGTTATACTTAGCAGTACGGTACAAACGACGATAGAAGTCCTCAGTTGCACGGTAGAAACGAGCAAAGTTACGTGCAGACCACGCTAACTGTGTACGAAGTGCAGGGTTATCCACAAATGCAAGGGTAGATTCCAGTGCAAGTTCTTCAGATATGCGTACAACCTGTGACTTTGCAGCATCTTTTGCTGCTTCACGTGCTACAGGGTCTGTAATTCCCTTGGTGTACTGGTTAATTAAGTCTTCTGCGTAGCCACCTGGTGCATTTAAGTCATCATAGTAACGAACTGCAGCGTTAACGACTAATGGTTCACGTGAGAAACGTGCGTTTGACTCACCTAACCAAGTCCATCCACGCTTAGATAGGTCAGTAAGGATGTTCTTGCTTTCCATTACTGGCATAAACGTAGGTCCTGCTACAGATGCAGGTAGATCTTCAATGTTTGTTGGTAGGTCTTCTAGGTTAAAGTCTTCTAAATCAATAAAAGCCTTACCGTTTTCATCTACCTTGCGGATCTTACCTAGTAAATCCATATTAACAGACTTGCCATCTTGACGACTAAAGAGATTCTTTAGGTCATCATAGATTGCTGCTGCGTGCTGCTGCGGTGTGTAACCTTCTTTGGTATAACGCATAAAGGTTGACAGATTTTCACCAAAAGATTCAATATGTGGGGCAAGTTGAGCAACAAAATCTTCTTGCGTAATTGTATCGTCAAACAACTGGATAGCACGCTCACCGATATCATCAGTTGAGCGAATGATAATGTTCCAACCCCAGGCAAGTTTACCTTGGTCATCAATTAAAGACTTCTGACCAAAATCACTGCCACCTATTGGACGCATTGCAGTGTCATTAATTGTAAGAGCGATTGTCTTGCCATTGCGATCTGCAGTTGCCATAGCACGTGAAGATGCATTAAGACCGCTGATAGCGTTAGAGGCACCTTCACCTGCTCCACGCAGCAGTGCTTCTAGATTGCCGTATTTAACAAAGTCTTTAATATGGCTTGGTAACTTCTCAAGGATATCTGCGTTAGCAACATCATCGATCTTAGAACCCAATAGCGCCTCTGCCATAATGATACGGCGTTGTTGTAATCTTTGACGTGGTGTCATTCCACGATAAGCAGCAACTTCTTCCTTAGAAAGAATGCCACGCTTAACAAGGTCATCAGTAGCACCTACTTCGCCATTGACTGCAGCAAGGCGAGTCTTGAAATAATCTATATCCTTGCGCTTGGCAACGCGGTTAATCATACCTAGGTCTTGTCCAGAGCCTAGGCGAATCTTAGTTGCAGTACGACGAGAACGTGCAGTTGCAAGAAGTGACTGACCATTCAATATACCCATTGTGTAATCTTCAATAGCGTTACGTACTGGGAAACGAGGGCCAGCAATAGTTCCAAATGTCCACGCATCTACTGTGCGCTCTGCGCCTTCTTTGTACTGGATACCCAATACACGGCTTAGGAAGGACTCACGTCCTGCAAAGCGCTGCATATCGCGTAAACCAATAACACGAGACACATTAGATGTCTGTGCAAAATAAAGTGCACTGTCAATACCGTCTACCTCTGATGGAATAGATCCATCTGCAGAACGTGCTGAGTATGTAGCACCAGAAAATACGTCATCACGAATAGCGTTGAGTAACTTGCGTCCACCTTCGGTCTTGTCTAGACCGATAAGGTTTCCAACAGTTGACTGGATACCCTTCATCATTGCTTTGCGCTGACCAAGATCTGCTGATGCATAGATCTCAGTAAATGCTCGTGCGTGGTATGAACCTAAAGCCTGACGTGAATAACGAAAGAAATCCTGCGTCGCTGTCTTTGATGTATGGTCAAATGCTTCATCATCTATCAGGGAAGCAATAGGCGTGAACTTTGCCTTGATACGATCAAGACGGTCAGCAAAGTACTCTGGAGTAAATCGCTTAATGTTTTGGCGAGCCTCGATAATCTTGCCAGCAAAGTCTGTGCCTGCTTCTACTGGAGATAGCGTCTCACTACCTACTACAGCAGAAAGAAGCGCATCTTCGTCTGTCATTTCCATTGTGCGGATTAGCGCACGTGAATCTTTGTCTAGATCAAATATACGTCGACCTGTTGTTAAAGCAAGAACTCTTGCCTTACGTGCAGGAGACATACGTGGTGCTAACTTAATACGAGCACCTGCTTGACCATAGAGCATAGGCTCAACTTTGGAAGCATCTGATAGGAAAGCCTTAGCAGTATCTAGATCCCACTTGCCACCAAACTCTTTCTCGCCAAATGACTTGAAAGATACGATAAAATCATCTTGCAGTTCTGGTAACAAATCGTTAAGCGACTGACGTGCTGCAAGGATATCTTCAGTTTTACCTGATTGTTTTGCAGCCACATAATTAGTAAAGCGCTCTGTGTAATCTGTCCATAGGTTCTGTACATTCTTAGTACCAAAGATATCTGTAGTATCAAAATACTTAGACACCTTCTCAGCACTACCAAGTTTTGCAGTTGCTGCATACTTGCCAGTAACCTTTAGAGCCTGTGACCCACCAAGATAAATTTTACGTGCCTTGCCAAGTGCAAGGGTTGGGTCCATAAACAAACGGTAGGTTGCATCTGTTGCACCTGAGATCCAGGAGTAGAGCATCCCGTCACCTTCAAGGTCACGAGGTAAGAATAGGTTTGCTAACTGACGACCAGGAGAATACTTAGCAGCGTTTACTTCTGCGACTGCATCACGCAATAGCGGATCAATAATCTCGCCTGTTTCGCTTTGCTGTGCTTCTGCTGCAATACGCTTTTCTTCTTCGTTCTGCGCTTCTGCAAAGATAATTTCTGGAGCAACACCTGCAGCAATACGCTTTGCAACGTTTACACGTGCTGAGCCGTAGCGAGATACTGCTGTGTTAATGCGATCTTGGATGAATACGTTCTCACCATCACGACCTGCCTTACCCCACGCATCACCAAAGTTAATGTTCTCATTTGCAGCAATCGCACCAGTACGGTAGACACGTGTCATCGTATCGGATGCGTAATCGAGTGCATCAAACAAAGTTTTTGCTGCAGTCTTAAAAGGTAGGAATGCATAATGTGCACCAGACTCAAGCCAGGAACGATTTGGGTCGTTATCTGCTTTACTAGTACCAGTCATTGCAACAAGAGATTGCTTCTTGTTGTTAGGTAACTTATTAAACTCTTCGGCTGCATACTGCTTAGGCAAATCAGATAGACGCTGATGTGTAGACAATGCTGAAGCAAGGCCATCAATCTGACGTGTCTGAGATGGATTTAATCCTGCACGAAATGCTGCTTGTGCAAGGTTAGAGTTCTTTGGCGTTTCTGCCATTACAGACCTCTAGATACGGCTTGCTGATAAAGGATTGCTATTTCACCATCTGTATCGTATGGAAGCATCTGAGATAGGATGTCAGATAGTTTCTCTGACTGTCCTGCATAGCCCATTACCTCTGGTCCTGGGCCTGGGCCTACTGCTACACCTGATGTGATTGGTTCATCTGGACGTGTAGTTGGTGCATATAATTCTGTGATAGGTGCTTGAGGCGCAGCCTGTGCTGCAGCCCGAACTTGACCTGTAGGTAACCCGCGAACATCTGCTGTTCTAGCGGTAGGTGCTCCTGCTATTTGTTCTTGCATAGCCTTACGGTCACCGTAGTTTTGTGATGCTGGTAGATCTGTACGAACGGAGAATTTACCAGGTCCTGATACTCCTTTGATTGGATTATCTGCCATCGGTTTCCTCCTGTATCTTTTCTAAATCGTTTGTGAACTGTTCCCAAGCCTTGTTGACTTTGGAGTTTCTATTAGCGTTGTAGATTGCTATTTCCATTAACTCTTCTGTAAATGTTTGTACTGAACTTGCAAGGTTATGCACAAGTCCTGCAAAGGTAACTAAAAAATCAGCGAAGTGTATTGGACGCGGAACGTCGTTATTATTTTCCACGCCCAATACCTCCGTTAATTAGAATAAGATTATCCCTTTTTTACCGCGTTACCGCGACGACCTGCTGGCATCATTGATGGTACTACCTTGCCACCTGCTGGCTTAGAAGTATCCTTCTTGCCTTCGACTGGCTTTGACATTGGTGCTGCTGCACGTGATCCTTTGTTCATATTTACACCCCCTCTTTATGCTGCCCCGCCAATGGCGGCTAGTAGTTGGCCTATATCTGGACGTTGAGCAGCAGCGGGTGCGCCTCCTGGTTGTTCTGGAGTTGGCTGCGAGGCAGGGGCAGGGAGTGCTCCCGCTGCTGGAACTTGTGGTGCACCCTGCATTAGTTCTGGTGCTACTGGCATCTCTGGCGCTGGTTCTGGCGCAAATGCCTTACCAATAATAGTTTCTAACTGAAGACCCTTTTGACGGCCTTGGATAACTTCTGCAATACGAGTAATGATTTGAGATGGATCTTGACCTTGCGCTGCAAGAGCAGGTATCGCCTGAGCATACTGAGCAACAGCCACCCGCAAAGAATCGCGCATTTCTTCGATATCAACACGTTGTTCCTCCTGCGTAACGTTGAGTTCCATAGGAATCTCACGACGTACATAATCACGAGAAACTAACTTGTCTGAACGCATCTGTAACAATGCAATAATTGCACGGTTAGGATCCATACCAGACATAATTCCGTAACGAACATCTACACCGTAGTTACCATCGATCTGCTTTGATGGGACGTACTTCATATTAAACGGAGTACCGTCATCTACGCCCTTGATTTCCTTGGTCATATTGCCAAAGATCTTCTCATCTACTTCAAAGCAAAGAGAAGCAAGGTCTGTAAACATACGGGCAAACTGTGCTTGTGCTGACTTGATCTGTGTATCAAAGCCTGCCTGTAGTGCTTGTACACCACGGCCTGTAACGATAGATGCATCGATGTTACCTGAGCGTACCTCTGGGTAACGAGAACCTAGACGTAGTTCACGCTCTAATACACCTGACTCTGTAAAGACTCCAGGTGGTAGTTCCAATGGAACACGGCGGATACCTTGTGGGTTTGCAGAACGCATAATTGCATCAGGTCCCAGTGCCAACTCTTGCACATCCTGTGGGATAGCAATAGGTGCTTGGATAGACTTTTCTGCTGCTTGGATCTGCAATACTGCAAATCGAGCACGAGCAAGTTGAACTGATAGAACATCATCAAACTGTCCACGTGCTTCACCGTCAATGGATGAGCGCATAGCAACGTAGGCCATACACTTTCCAATAGGGTTTGGAACGTTTGAGAGTACTAGGTTCTTACGCTCTGGAATAAAGATTAAGTCTTGGTCTTTGTCGTGGTAGCGAACTAGTGACACATAAGGTGAGCCAGGAGAATAAACATTCTTTGGCATAATCTGGTCATAGAACTCTGGGTACTGCATCGCTAACGTTTCAGCATCAGATGCCATAACTTGTGTAAGCGAAACTGTGCGACCGAATCGATCAATTTCAGGATAAGTACCAAAAGGATTAAGCAAACGTATTCTCGGATTATTGGTTTCATAGTCCATCTCCACCATACCTGGCAACATACCGTAAGTATTAAACCAGTCAGCACCTGTGTACATTTGAATTTGTAGTTCAGATGCACTGATGTAATGGTTAACAATGCGAGTACGTGTGTCTGCTGCCTTACGTGCTGAGTCTGAAACCATATTGGTTGCAGCGCAGTTGAATGATGGTAGCGGTGCCATTGCTTCTGCAAGGTCACGTGCTGCTACGTCAATGAAGTTAGCAACTAGAGGCTTTGGGTATTCCTCAGAAAACATTGCAGGGTAAACCTTGCTAATGTCTCCCTGACGTACAGAGAGCACATCACGCATTCTCTGGTCACGTGCGGAGTAGCGTGTTTGAAGGCGATTAACCTTGGCTACTACCTCTTTAGTTGATAACAATTGTTTTCCTTATCCGTAAATCTTGCCGTATTTGCCTTCGAGGATCTTCTTCATAGCAGCATCCTGTGGAGTCATCTTGCCTGGAGACTTCTTTGTAGTCTTAGGATTTGCAGGACGACGACCCGCTGGCTTTGCTGGTGGTGTACCTAGAGGCGCTGGTGTTCCACGCTTTGGTCGTGCAGGTGGCGTACCTAGCGGTACTGGCTTAGCACCTGGACGCTTTGTCGCTGGCTTATTAGGAACAGCCTTCTTGTTATTTGGAAATTCAAAGCCTTCAGGCATTCTGCGTGCTGGCATTTTATCCGTTGACTTGCTCTTTTTTACGTTTGGCATTACTTAGCCTTCTTAACGTTTTGACGACCAGTCTTTGGCAAACCCTTTTCGCTTTTTTTAGCAGGAGACATAGGTGTTACCTTTGCTTTATTAGGTCCAGTTCCAATAGTCTTTGGCTTTGCTGCAGCCTTCTTAGTTACTGGCTTAGGCGCGGCTTTCTTAGTACCACCAGAAACGCCAGTCATCAATTTGTCTGCTGCCTTCTTTGCAGCGGTACGCTTTTCAATAGCATTACCACGTGCTGCGGTCTTTGCAGTATCAAGACGACGACGTTGTTGCATTAGATTAGCAGCACGTTGCTCTTCTGGGTCTACGTAACGGCCAAGTTTTTCAAGCCCTTTAGCCTTACCACGTGTTAAATCCATAACTAATCTATCAGTACCGCCACGTGAATAGCCACGTGGGTAATCTTGATCAAAGGCACGGTTGCGTGCTTTGCGTGCCTTGTCTGCTGTTGAATCTGCCATTGTTATCTCCTTATTAGATGAATGTACGATCTTTTTCTGCGAGCAGTTCATCTATATTGATAACTGTTCGTTTGCCTCTCTCGAAACGAGAAAGGAAAGGATTTTTCATATGGTGCGTCTTGTGCATACCTTGGTTGAGCATCTCACGTGCGCGGATCTCACAGAACCAAAGCGCCATCACCATATCGGTCTTACCCTTAGTAGTAGGCGACCAGGTAATTAGTTGCTCAATGAGCGCCTTAATGTTTTCAGTTTGGTCACTAGGTAAGTGAATAAGGTTGTCGCGGTGGTGCTTGCCGTCGAACTGTTTGGTGCCAAACAAAGTTGACATTGATGCAACACCGAAGCCTGAATCCCATTTGTTAGATCCAGTATGGTGTTCCCGCAGTAGCACTCCTCTAGAGGCCAGGTTCTGACGGATACCTTCATCTTGTGTAAGGAAAGACTGGAACGCATTCTTTTCTACAATCCACTCAGTAGGTTGATAGAGAGCAGTCCAGTCAAAGATTATTTGACGGATCGCAGCAGGGGTCGGACGAGTAATTTTAATAGCATCCACGATATAACGTTTATGACTAACCCTATCGATAGCGTAACAAACGACGGCTGTATCACCAACCATAGCGGGATCAAGACCACAAATAATTGAAAAACCGCTAAGATCACGCGGATGGCCTGGGTGACCAGGAACCAAGCGACCTGCTTTACGCATACCATCGATAGAACCTCTCACACATACTGGATCAAAGATGGCATCATCTGAGATATCTTGTTGCTGATAGACCAAAGCCCAGGTACTAGCATCCATTGCTTGACGTTCGTTGTAAAGGTTACGACCATTCCAGCGGGGGTAGAGTCCATCTTCGTTCTTATCAGATTCCATCTGCCCATCAAAAGGAGCATCTGATGCGGGCCACAGGGTAACCCATTTGTCAGGGTCCTCGTGTGTCTCTAGTAATGCTGGCATAGCCAGGTACTTCCAAGGAACAAGGCCACCAGGGTAGCGGTCCTCGGAGCGTAGTTCTTTGTAAAGATCAATTGCTGTAACACGAGTACCGATAATGATTAACTTACCAGTAGGGTTCAAACGAGAGCGCACGTCCTGGGTCAACCAGCGAATCTGCTTTTCAAACTCGTTAGCGTTCTTTAAGGTAACAGCGTCGTCTACGATAATCATATCAGCACGCTTACCGTAGATCTGACCACCGATACCGACGGCTTCGATGTTCGGGTCCTTTTCTGAGGATTCTCTGAGTTCATCACCAAAGGTAACGCGGGTAGCCTGCCACGAGGCGGTCTTAGAGTTAAACCCTACGCCAGCAGCGTAAGCCTGTTGCAGTGTTTCATAGTTAGGATGTGTCAGGCGTTGCTTGATGGCGTAGAGAAAGTCGGCTGCTAGTTGCTGAGTCTGAGAGACAATCAGCACACGAAAGTTAGGGTTCTGACAAACCTGCCAGGTGACGTAATCAATGGTCACAGTCATAGACTTGGCGTGGTTGGGAGGGATATTGATTAGGATTCTATTACTAGCCAGCCCTGGTTCATACTTCATATTGGGATGTAGCCAGCCTGGGGGACGACCCTCAATTACATCTATCAGGTTCTGCTGGTGTGGAAAGGTCTGAGAGTGTAGATATCGCTGGCGAAACTCGGCAAAGGTTAAGTCGTGAACATCACTAGATGCAAAATTCTTATCCTTCAAACCTAGTCTTGTTCGGTCCATCTTGTCGCAGAAGACCTTATCGGTTCTACGGTAGTACTCGTAGGTCTTATAGGATTTACCAGCAGCAGCCGTGGCTGCCTCAATGGTAAGACCTTCTGCTACACCTGAAAGGATCAGACGCTTGGCGATGTCACTAGACTTCTCAGCCATTACTTAATCTTTCCGAATGCCCCGCCGCCTCCACCAAGGTTAATAGGACCGCGCATACCACCGCCACCGCGAACTTTTGGCGTGGTCTTTGGGGTTACGGTTTTAGGTTTAGAAGGCGCAGTCTTCTTTACTGCTGCCTTCTTGGTTGCTTGTGCTCTTGCTTGGTCAGGAGACTTTGCCTGAGAAGCAAGTTGCTTCTTGGCCCATTCTTTCCTGCCACGTGCCAAGGCACGCTGTTCTTTTAATTCTTTCTTTTCCCAGGTTGGGATCTCTGCCTTGCCTCTTAAGGAGTCCATCTCCTTCATCGCTGCCTCGGCTTGTTTAATCAAGGCGCGAAGTTCTGCAGGTGTTGCCACGTAGTCTCCTCTAGTAGTGCGCGATGAGCGCGTAAAAAAATTTATTTATACTGGGCAGAGGAAATTTGTACTGGAGAATGAATACAAGTATCCCCACTAAAAGCGGTGCCACGCACCGCACAGTCGGGCTTAGCGCCCGAGCAAGCCACAGCGCAGCGAGGGGTAAGTTGGTGCTCGTCCTAGGGGGACTCGCGTAGTGCCAACGTAGCGAGATGGGTCGTAAAACTAGTACTGGATCGTTTTACTCCCCTACTATATATAAGGCAGAAAAAATAGCCCATTTCCCGTCTACGGTAGATTTTATTTTCTATTTGTGACCAAGGTCACTTTAATATGTGTACAAAGTAGGACATTTACGGGGATCTCACTTTAGCGTATATTTTTTGTGTGGGAGTATGTATGTCCCCGCCGTCAGATTTAACACACGGGGGTCACGTTTTTCGACACGCCCGACCGCGTT